CAAAGAAGAGATTCTTGCATTGATGCGAGAACAGCTTGCTGACGACGCCGAAACGGTAGCAATTGTTACGGCATAAACGAACTGCGTTACCAGAATTGCAGCAGTCTGAACATGTGCGTCTGTCTACATGAAACGGGTCCAAGTCATGATGAAACCTGAATACCACAGAACTCTCAAGCAACTCGCGGCCTACTACGACACCACCATGTCGGACTTGATGTACAGATTTGCACGTGCGCACATACACACACTCGCAAAGCAGGATGATCACATATTAAAAATCCTGCAAACCGAGGGAATTGAGGTAGACGAGTGTGTTGAATACTTAACCCGTCACCCGAGGGCTGATTGATTAAAGACCACTTCTATGTAGGAGTGGACCAGGATTCTTTTTATGACATTTGGATGACTGGTCACACCCTCACCATCCACTTGGGTATTATCCGGTTAGAATGCTGTCGTAAGCGACGGTCTCATGGACCCACTCAGAAATCAACTCACAGATCCTGGGGTCGCTCGCTTGCTTGCAGCGTTCGAGCGTCTCCGGCTACTCGATCGCGAATTGCCAGCTCAAGTTGTTGCCGTTTTCCTGTACGTCGCAAGCCATGACAAATGTCATAAGCAAGCGATTGAGGAAGACCTAGGCATGACCACTGCGTCAGCCTCACGCAACACTGACTGGCTCTCTGACACACACAGGCTGAACAAAAAAGGACTTGGCCTGATCATCAAGGAGGTAGACCCAACCAACAAACGCAGACAACAACTTCGCTTGTCCGCCAAAGGCAAGCGCTTGATTCAACAAATCAAGGACGATCTCTATGAGTAAGCTTCAAGCATTGCTTGACAGACCCTCAAAGGGACAGATCAAGAACTTTGATCAAGCCTTTGAGTTTGCTTGTCACAATCATCCGTGCTGGTCTCTTCAAAAGGAGAAAAAGACACAAGGCGAGAACGCAAGGCGACACTATCGCCAGCTCGTGCATCACATGGACGGGGAGGCTATTCCTCTCAAGTACATGGACTCCAAGCTGATCTCAGACATCACTAAACAGATGGCTGAGGATCTCCGCTGGAGTGAGAACAGTGCGAACAAGTTCTTGTCCACCATCAGCACCACATTCAAGTGTCTGCTACGGCACCACTTGATTGATTCGATGCCCACCATCATGCGTTACAAAACGCCTGAAGGACGCACCGAGTGGTTCACACAGGAACAGGTTGACCTGATGGCTCGACTTGCTGCTGAGCGTGACAACCAAGAGCTACACGATCTGATCTTGTTTGCTGCCTACACAGGCCTCAGACAGGGAGAGATCCGCAAGCTCAGGGCTTGGGACGTTGACTTCCGTATGGACGTGCCTCTCATCCATGTAGGCGGTACACCGGAGACACGGACCAAGGCCAGCAACTACAGACAAGTGGGCTTGAACGAGCGCCTTGTCCCAATGGCTAGGCGATTGATCGACGGCGCTAGACAGGAGGACCTGATCTTCGGGGACTACTGGTGGAACCGGCAGATGATCAACCGTCAGTTCAACAACATCCGTAAGTTCGCGATGTACGAGGACAACACCATCACCGATGGTCATGTGTTCCATACATTGCGGCATAGCTACGGCACCTGGCAGATCGCAGCAGGTACGCCTGTGATGCACGTCAAACAGACGATGGGTCACACCAACGTCAAGACGACAGAGCGCTATGTGCACAACACACATGCCGCTGTTGTCAACTGCGCTAATGCCGTCTAGGTCCGTCTAGAGGTACTGCCATTCCGCTGCTAAACTGGAGTTTCGAGTGAATCTCAAGACTGAGAATCGCTGGAATCCGTTGGGAGCGTGCCGGAATTGGTAGACGGACTCGACTCAAAATCGTAGTTCGAGTTCTGTATCTTTAGTGGACACGAGGGGGGTAACGCCCCCTTTTTCATTGCTATAACTACTTGTCCACTTGCGGACAGGTACGACGTCGAGTCGAGTCACATGTCTCAAACAAATCTTCACAATCACCATTGCCAACACCCGCTGAAATCGATGAACAAGTTGCGCTTGAACGAGAGCAGATCAGGCGAGGGCTAGAGCAGCTCAGAGCCAACGTGCACAAGCTGGAGCAGCAGGAGTACGCATCAGCCGCTGTCTACGGAGCAGCATCCATTCAGGACTGCATACCGGTGTTCACAGAACACATACAAAACTCGACACAGCGCATCAAAAAGGGGCGTGCAGGCACAGCTTTCAAAGACATACACAAATACCTGCAGGACTTAGACGCTGAGGTAGCAGCAGCCATCACACTCAAGGTTGTATTCGACAAAGTATTTGCGGCAAACAAAAAGTCACAAAGCGTGGCTTCTGTCGTTGAGTGTGTAGGAAGAGCTATCGAGAATGAGTGCATGATGAGTTACTACGAAGAACACATCCCAGCACTGTTCGAGACAATCAAAAAGAATCACTTCCACAGATCTAGTGGCACACATCAGAAGGTCAAGACAATGACCACACTGATGCACAAGTTCGACGTTGATCATTGGAAACCATGGGGTGTACTTGTCTGTGCACGGCTTGGCACATGGTTTGTTGACAAGCTGTGTGAATCAAGTCAGTGGTTCCACCGTGTGAATGAACGTCAGGGACGTAAGACCATTGCGTACCTCAGGCCTACAGAAGTGTTCATAGAGCGTAAGGATTCGATCATGGAGTGGGCTGAGATGTTCAGTCCAATCACGTGGCCAATGCTGATCGAACCATTGGATTGGTCAAACGACTTCACTGATGGCGGATACGTCCTAAACCAAGTGATGAAGGGACATTCCATGGTTCGACGCGGTAATCCCTTACCTATACAGGGGAGAAAGCCGATTGAATTTCTGAACAAGATTCAAAAGGTTGCATACAAGCTGAATCCATTCATTGTTGACGTCGCTGAGACACTGACAGAGAAAGGGATAGCAGTAGGTAAGTTCGTCCCTGTTGTTGAATTACCTCTACCACCAAAGCCGGTTGACATCGCCACTAATTACGATGCACGTAAGAAGTACAGGCAGCAAGCGGCTGAGGTATGCAACATAAATGCCCAAGCGTTCATAAAGTCATGTCGTACAAGGATGACAATGAATGCAGTCAAAGTATTCAAGCAAAAACCTAGGTTCTATATCCCATGGAGCTTTGACTACCGAGGTAGGGTTTACCCCATACCTTCATTTCTGACACCACAATGTACTGACTTTGGTAAAAGTTTGCTGTCGTTTGCAGAGCCAGCCGAGGTCACACCACAAGCTGAGATGTGGCTGGCCTTTGCGGTCAGCACCTGCTATGGGAACGATAAGGATTCCATGGTTGATCGTCTGACGTGGACGGATGAGAACCATGACCTCATTACTCGTGTTGCTACTGACCCGATCGGAAACCTATCCGAATGGGAAGCAGCGGATGAACCCTGGCAATTCCTTAGTGCATGTGATGAGTACTACCACTGCTGCATAGCTAGGGATAGGGAGTCTACGGCTTACATGCTGGCGATCGACGCCACCTGTAGTGGGCTCCAGATTCTGGCAGGCCTGGCCCGTGATGCAAATACAGCCAAGCTGGTCAATGTTCTGCCAAGCAGTAAGCCACAGGATGCTTACCAGGTTATAGCTGATGAGGCTAGACCTGATGTGCCGGACACAATTAAGCCGCACATGTGCCGGCGCGTATCCAAGCGCACAGTGATGACTGTTCCTTATAATGCCAAGCCTTTTAGCAATCGTGGATATATCCGTGATGCGTTAAAAGAGAAAGGCGTTGAGATTACGAAAGAGGAGCTGACTGAAACTGTTAGCGCTGTACGCAAGGCGATGAACAAAGTTGTTCCTGGCCCAATGCGTGTCATGAAATGGATTGAGTCGGAGGTCGGTAAAGCTATTGACCGTGGTGAAACAGAGCTGGTGTGGGTCACACCCTCCGGCTTCCGTGTCACGCAACGGCTCATGAAGAAGAACACCAGGCTGATTGATCTTCAGTTACTTGGCCGGTGTCAAATCAAGATGGCAACAGGAGAAACAGATCAGGTTGATCGAGCCCACCACAAGAACGCAACTGCTCCCAATCTGATCCATTCACTGGATGCCTCACTTTTGTGCATGAGCACACTCAAGTTTGATCAGCCGATCGCATTGATCCATGACAGCGTGCTTTGCCGCGCTCCTGACATGACTCTCCTGTCCACTCTCGTACGTGAGACATACATGGATCTCTTTGCAGGTCATGACTACCTGAAAACTTTTGCTGCCGCTATCGGCGCAGAAACCGAACCTCCGATCATCGGTGACCTCGACCCGTCATACGTAATCGGATCTAACTATTTCTTTTGTTAATGTCCAGAAACACCATTGTTACTCAACAGCCTGTCGTTCTTGAAGGATTCCAGGCCGTACTGAAACCCGGCAAGTTCGGGTACAAACTGATGGCAGTAGTCGAACAAGATATTGCCGACCAACTAGAAGAGGATCGTGTTGACAGCCTGAAATGGTGTGAGTCACGCCTCAAGAACCCCAAGCGTGCAGTGTGCAAGCCTGAGCCTTGGGAAGAAATCAACGGAGCTCCTGGTAAGTATCAGCTCAAATTCACGTGGAACGAAGATACCAAGCCTCCGATCGTTGACACCGAAGGGACGCCCATCACTGATGAAGCGACCCCTCTCTACAACGGATCGAAGGTCAAGCTGGCATTCTTCCAGAAGCCCTACATCCTGAAGGATGGAGAGACTTACGGCACTAGCCTCAAGCTGAAAGCTGTACAAGTTGTCTCCCTGTCTTCTAGCGCTGGTGTTGACACTGGTGACATGGACGAAGCAGATGTGGCTGCATTGTTTGGTAAGACCAAAGGCTTCAAGCTGAACGAACCAAACATCACGCCGGCACCCGTACCTGAGGATGACATCGACTTCTGATGGCATTCCGATCCGGACTCGAAGAGAAGGTCGCTGACCTCCTCGTAGAGCTGGGTGTCAAATACGAATATGAAAGCACCAAAGTTCCCTATGTAATCCAACACACTTACACCCCGGACTTCGTGTTACCTAACGGAGTGTGGTTAGAATGTAAGGGATATTGGGATAGCAAAGATCGAAAGAAGGTAAAGGAGGTCATTCTCCAAAACCCTCAAGTAGATCTTCGCATGGTGTTTCAAGCCCCGTATAACACCATATCTAAGAAATCTAAAACAACATACGCTGCTTGGTGCGAGAAGCTCGGTATCAAGTGGTGCTCATACGCAACTATTCCTATTGACTGGCTCTTATGAGCGAGAGCGAATTCATACGGCACATGCCTTGTGAAGCGTGTGGTTCATCTGATGCAAATGCTTTGTACACAGATGGCCACACGTACTGCCACAAGTGCCACAACGTAACAACTACCGATAGCGAAAGCTATGTTCACAATCACACAATGTCCGAAATACGACTGCAAGGTTCTGCTGGAAAGCTGCAATCCCGAGGTATTTCAGAGGCAACAGCAGCCTTCTTCAAAACATACAAAGATGGAACATCCCTACGTCACTATTATTTCAGCGACACTGGAAAGCTTGTCGGAGCAAAAGTAAGAACACCTGACAAGCAGTTCAAGTGCGAGGGAGAAGTCAAGACCCTATTTGGGATGCAGAACTTCGCCCTGAAGACGACAAGCAAAGAGAAAAGGCTTGTTATTACAGAGGGTGAGATGGATGCCATGTCCGTCTGGGAAGCCCAACCTGGCTGGGCCGTAGTCTCCATCCCTAATGGTGCTGCATCAGCCAAGAAAGCAATTCAGAACAATTACGATTACATCAATCATTACGACAAGATTGTTCTGTTCTTTGACAACGATGAGGCAGGCCAGAAGGGCGCTAAAGAAGCTGCGTCTGTCCTACCACCTGGAAAGGTTTTCATCGGTGTTCTAGAGGACTACAAAGACGCCTCAGAGGCCTTACAGGCTAAGGATCAAGAGGCTATCAGGGCTGTAATCAACTACAACCATACACAATACAGACCTGATGGGATTATCGAAGGTAAGTCACTACTTGCCGAAGTAACTACACCCACACCACCTGCCGATCATGACTACCCGTTTCAAGGAATACAAAACAAACTGCACGGGATCAGATATGGAGAGCTTGTCACGATTACTGCAGGATCTGGTATCGGAAAATCCTCGTTCTGTCGTGAACTTGCGACTCACCTTCTTAACAAAGGAGAACGGGTTGGATACCTGGCTCTCGAAGAGTCCAACAGACGTACTGCACTTGGACTGATGTCCGCAGCTGTAGGGAAGTCCCTACATCTTGGAGAGCATGACAGAAAGACTCTTACAGAGTCGTTTGATAAGACGCTGGCTAACTGGAATCTCTTTCTGTTTGACGGGTTTGGTTCATACGATCCAGACGTCATCTACAACCGAATTGAATACCTGGCCTGTGGCCTAGAGGCACGAGTCATCTTCCTTGACCACCTATCAATCCTATTGAGTGGTCTTGATGGTGATGAGCGCCGAATGATTGACACAACTATGACCAAGCTGCGCTCTCTGGTAGAGCGTACAGGTGTGGCCATGTTCCTTGTGTCTCACCTACGAAGACCATCTAATGATCAAAATCATGAGGAAGGAGGACGCGTGCGTCTTGGACAGTTGCGGGGAAGCGCAGCAATTGCACAGCTCTCTGACGGAGTTATTGCACTCGAACGCGATCAACAGACCACAACTGCTGGAAGTGATACGACAGTGCGAATCCTTAAAAATCGCTATTCAGGCGAAGTTGGCATCGCTTGCAAGCTGAGTTACGACCTTGATACCTGTAAGTTCAATGAAACTGAATCCGACTATTTCGACGAACAATCAGACTTCTAAACAACTGATTCGTCCAAACCCTCCCACGCCTGAGATGGTGAAGCGTGCAGTATTCGTAGACAAAACCTATCAGTGGAAACATGCTGATATTCGATCTGGAAACTGATGGATTACTAAGTGATTCCACCAAGATTCATTGTCTTGTCATCTATGACAGCAAGGTTGACGAGACGTATGTATATAACGACCAAGGCGATACAGAACCTATCGTCCGAGGTGTTACATACCTTGAGGAGGCTGATCGTATTGCCGGTCACAACATCATCGGCTACGACATCCCCATCATCAAGAAGTTCTATCCCTTCTTCAAGCCTCAAGGAGAGGTTATAGACACACTCCTGTTATCTCGTCTCTACCATCCGAACAGGTTGGCGGACGACAACGAGAACTACAAACACCTGGACCTGACCATGCGTGGGCGACATTCGCTTGAATCGTATGGTTACCGACTAAAAGAATACAAAGGTCAGTTTTCTAAACACACTGACTGGAAGGACTGGTCACAGGAGATGCAGGACTACTGCTGTCAAGACGTAAACGTGACCAAAAAGTTATGCGACCATTTCCACGACTGCCTGATTGGGTCCAGTTAGAGCACGAAGTCGCAAAGATACTGACTGAACAAGAAATCCATGGATGGTATTTTGATGAAGTCGCTGCATGGAAACTTGCATCGGCTCTCAGACAAGAACTTTCAGACACTCAAGAGATACTTCGCAGGAAATACCCTTTCGTGGGAGGAGAGGTGTTCACTCCTAAGCGAAATAACGGGCCTGCCGGCTATGTAGAAGGTGCGTCTTTCACGCGCCTTAAGGAGATGAATCCTAGCTCTCGTGACCATATCGCATGGATACTCAAGACACATTACCAATGGGAACCGAAGCAATTCACACCGACAGGGAAACCTCTGATCGACGAAGTAGTTCTGAAGGACATTGGGTCAGAAACCGCTATGGAGTTTCTGAGATGTTTGACGGTAACGAAAATGCTTGGGACTCTCTCCGAAGGCGTGAACGCATGGCTGAAGCTGTGTACGAAGTCTAAGAGAGTTCATCATCACTGCTCCACTGCAACTAACACATTTAGATGTGCACATAGAAACCCCAACCTCGGTCAAACGCCGAGTGACAACAGATTCAGACAATTATTTAAAGCATCCCCTGGTCAAATCATGGTGGGTGCTGATCTTAGTGGGATTGAGCTTAGGCTCTTTGCTCACTATCTTGCTCCTTTTGATGGCGGGAGGTATGCAGAGATTCTTCTTAATGGAGACATTCACCAAGTCAATGCCGACAAAATTGGAATCTCTAGACGTGCCGTTAAAACAGTTACCTACGCCTTCCTCTATGGTGCCGGCGACATCAAACTAGGCAAGAGTTATGATGACCAACTTTCTAAACAGCAGGCAAAGAAGAAAGGCGAGGAGATACGTCAGGCTTACATGGATGCAGTACCAGGACTTGAGAGACTGGTTAATGCGGTTAAGTCCAAGGCAGAGAAACTTGAGTACCTCAATTTGTGTGACGGTCGCCGCTGCATTGTTGATGGTCGCCACAAGGCCCTTAACTACCTCCTCCAAGGATCTGCCGCAGTACTAGCAAAGCGCTGGCTTTACATCAATCATTTACAGACTATTGAACAAGGGCTGTGTTGTTCACAGCTCGCCTTTATACATGACGAATTACAGTTCGAATGCCACCCTGAACACGCAGACGCTTTATCAGCATCCCTGGTATCTAGCGCTGCAAAGGCTGGCGAATACTACAACTTACGAATCCCCATCGCAGCAGAAGCTAAGCAAGGAGGGGATTGGTCGGAGGTTCACTAATGAAACTCCTGATTGACGCTGACTTCATTGTCTATAAGTCCTGTGCTGCTGCGGAGGATGAGATTGACTGGGGTGATGACGTCATCTTGGTTACCAGCAAGTTCTCTGAGGCATTGAAGAATGTCAGGCGAGAGCTGGACCGTATAGCCATTAACTTTGCAGCCAATGCAAAGATGATCCTATTCTTTAGTGACTCTAGAAATTTCAGGAAAAAAATTTACCCAGATTACAAGGGTCATCGAAATAGAAAGAAGCCTTGCGGATATCGACGGGTAATTTCTGAACTAGCAAAGTCTTACGAAGTTATCCGTATGCCTGAGCTGGAAGCTGATGATGCCATGGGTATCTATGCCACAGCCAACCCTGGCAACATCATTGTCAGTCCTGACAAAGACATGCGTCAGATACCTGGCAAATTGTATGACCTTAAAGAAGTGGTAGACATCACGCCTGAAGAGGGTATGCAATGGCATTTCATTCAGACATTGGCTGGTGACCAAAC